TCGTTTCGCCGTTATTTTCAGCAAACGATACAAAGTTGCGAAAAATACCGTTGACTCACCGCGAGAGATAAGTAGAATGCAACGCATCGAACGGCGGCACAGTCTTCCAGACGATAACAAAATCAAGTGATTAGCAAATAACTTGATGATGCGGGAATAGCTCAGTTGGTAGAGCACGACCTTGCCAAGGTCGGGGTCGCGAGTTCGAGTCTCGTTTCCCGCTCCAGATTAACAGCATCGGCAGTTGCGGGTGCTTCAGTATTAAAGGCGCGTTAGCAAAGCGGTTATGTAGCGGATTGCAAATCCGTCTAGTCCGGTTCGACTCCGGAACGCGCCTCCACTTTATATCCCGAGCCCGGATGGTGGAATCGGTAGACACAAGGGATTTAAAATCCCTCGGCGTTCGCGCTGTGTGGGTTCAAGTCCCACTCCGGGTACCATTGGGATAAAGTAGAATAATCAAAGCAATAAGCAGTGTCGTGAAACCACCTCCGGGTGGTTTTTTCATTTCCGAAGCGTCATTTCCGAAGATGCGTCCGAAGATGGTTTTTCTACGAACGCATAGCGATTCATTTTTTCTGACCGCCAACAACCGGCACAATTTTAGTTTTCCTGTCATAAATCGCCGTTTGTCTCGAATTCTTATGACCAGAAATTGCCTGCTTCTCCTCGAGGCTTCCTTCCAGATCAGAGACACCTTTAGCCTTCAGATCGTGAAATGTGAAATCTATCTGCAGGTGTGGGTACTTCTCCTGTGCTGCAATCTTGGCGTCGCGCCAGCGTGAATTAAAACCGTCGCGAGTGTATTTACTGCCGCTGGTCTGGTGAATGACAAACAGGCTACGGATACCCGGCTTTAACGGTAGGGAACGGGCGAGGGCGACGGCAGCGCGGAGGCGTGGCGACCATGCCTTAATTTGTTTCACGCCTGTTTTCCCCTGGCGGATAAATATCCCGGTTTCCCGTATCTGGTCTTCAGTTAAAGCCAGCACATCGCTTTGTCTGGCCAGACACAAATAAGCTATTTCCATGGTGGCGCGCACTACGTCCGGAGCAACATCGTAAACCGCTTTGTATTCTTCGTCGGTGATGTAACGCTCTCGGGCTGTCTCTTTGAACTTCTTAACGCCCTGGCAGGGATTGTGCTGGACGTAACCCCGCTCGTAACCCCAGCGGAATACCCGCGAAAGAAAACTCTTTTCCCGGTTGGCCTGCGTTTTACTGGCAATACCACGTTGATCCATATACCGCCGGATGTGTTCAGGTTTAATTTTATCAGGGTTAACTTTCCCGAATACTGGCAATACTTTTCCTGCGTATTTCGTATAGTCTTTTCTGGTTTCTGCCGCTAAATCCTGCCAGTCTGGAGACGCCATAAACTGCTCTGTGAGCGCCTGGAACGTTTTTCTTTCTGTCACTTCACCTACAGCTTTTTCATATGCCAGCCATACAGCGGATTGTGGTTCATTTAACCCACACAGGCGGATCCCTTTGTTATCTTTCGTACGGAATTCAAATGCAGCCTTGCCCCGGTATACTCGCGGGGGCATCCAGCTATCGGCAGGATTCTTTCGTTTTCCGGCCATCGAATACAGCTCCAAAATCAGGTTCATCATTTTCGTGCGTTGTCTCTTCCTTCTGGCCGCGATACTTGATCGGGTTCAGGAAGTGGCCCCATGTGGTTTTAGGGTGGCCGTCTGCTCTTTCCATAAAGAAGATGCCAGCCCGACGCAGCGCCTCACATTGTTTTGATTTAAGTGGCGTCCCCGTCAGCTCGATCATTTCCTCTCTGGTTATGATGTCGTGATCGTGTCTCATGGTCTTTCCTCAGCATGCCGGCTATAGCGTTGTCTGCTGCATCGCAAGCGCGCTGGATATCGGACTGGGTCAGAGTCCTCTTTCTAACGCTGGCTGATAGCCTGCCAATTTTGATATCGAATTCTGAAAGTAAAACTACACCTGGTTGCCAACGTAGCATTGTGATCTCCGGTTTATTGGTAGACCACAATGCTATCGGTAGTGATGGGTTATTTCTGATTACGCTTAATCAGGTTTTGTTTCGGTCGGAATGCGCCATCTTCACGCGTTATCTTGATATTGCGAGGGAAGTGCATGCCGAGTTCGCAACGGGCCCGAGCTTCGATAATTGCGTTGGTTCCATCTGGTAAAACGACATGAACCGCATCACCTTTCTTCAGGGATAGTCTCAGCATATCAGCGCACCTGCAGTGAACGTTCGCCGATTTCAATATGGGCGCCCGGAACCGGGTTTAAGAGTTCTTCCGGGATTTCCCCACCATCTGCGGTAATCTGAGCCGCTGCCGCTTCTGCTGACTCGATAGCCTCTTTGATTGCCTTCTTGTCAGGCGCAACCACTGTCTGAACGGTAACCAATTCATCCGGGAGTAAATCAACGTTATCGATCACCACGTTGATTACACCTTTACGGGCGGTGAAGGTGTTTTTTGCCGTTTTTACGGTATCCTGTCCGGCGGCCAGAAGGCACTGGAGAACATATTTCTTCAGGTTGGTGATCTTACCTTCGAAAGACTTTTTACGGGCGGCCAGGCGTTTGGCCTCTTCGTCGCAGGTTTTTGCCAGACCTTCAAGGTTGCGAACGTGGACGAATACCGCGTCCAGTTTGTCGCCGAGCTGCAGCTCGAGCCCCTCCATTGTATCGGCGATCATTTCAGCTGACAGACCAGCACCGTCTTCGTTTTCCAGAAGCGCCTGGAGTTTAGACATATCAGCAGCGATAGCAATTGCAGTTGTGGAAGTCATTATGCTTTCTCCTCGGCTTTATTCAGTTCGGCGATACGTCCATTTTTGATATCAGTCAGGCGGCGTAACCGGCCACTGAGGTATCTAGAACGCTGAGTGTCACCTTTTGATTCTGCATCCTTGCGGTGCACTTCGAGTTTTCGGGCAATAGTGCCAAACACCTTTTCAACTTCGTTAACAGACACTCCAGTAGATAGGGTTTCAGCAACGGAGGTAAGGTCGTCGTCTAATTCCTGACGAAGCCGCACTATATCTTCAATGCTTTCGCTGGCTTTTTTGATTTCGAATATCTCATTCAATTTTGAGGTGTATTCATTGTCGTTATGCATGTTCATGTAAACGTCTGCACCAAATCCGAGGTGGGATAGTGCTTTGGTTGTAGCGTCAGTCAGTGATTTTTTGGCGGCTTCTTTCTCCATTTTTAATGCACCATCACCCCCCTTGGTGATGTAATCCGTATGTCCATAAGCCGGAATGCGCCCCTTCTTTCCGTCCCGGAGGTACCAGAGTTCAATCAGAATTGTATGTACGGATAAACAGAATAATGAGCCATCCCCGTCCCTTACCGGCTTCTGGCCAATTATTTTTCCTGATTGGTCCTGTATTGGCTCCATAAGCGGCACACCTCGATCTATGCGCTCTTCTTTGATATCAACGCCCCAACCGGTTCCTTCCATTCCGAAAACTTCCGTTGCGCGCATCAGCATGTACTGCGCCCGGATTGAGTGAAGCCCTGCGCCGAAACTGTTCTTTTCGACGAAGGCCGGATCTGTTCGCTGGACTCGATTCCAGACACTAAGGTTTGCTTTGGCCTGGTCGTCACTCAATTCAGATAGATATGATTCAATTTGTTTTGAGGCTATATTTTCATTTGGTTGAGTTGCTGGAATCAAATCCCCGGCATCTGGCATGCGATCTTTGAGGTTGATATCACGAGCCAAACGAGCGGCTTCGCCTGCCACTTTTTCAGCCTTAACGCTTAACTTCTCTTCCGGCTCAGCCCCCTCGCCAGATGCATATACCCCATAGCCCATATCGTTGAGCGTCTCACGCGCCTGTTTGGCCTGGGTATCGGTTACAACCGACTGCGACACTTCCTCTTTTTCGCCCACGTTTGAGGCGGTATTTTGCGTTGCCTCTGGTTCTTTAACGGATCCCGCCTCGGTTTTTTCAAAGCGGCCATTTGCCTCCAGCCATGAATCGATGTGGCGCCGCAGGCTGTCAGGGAAATGGTAGGTATCTTTCGCCGGTACGTTCTGCACCACACCGAAGATGCTGGCGCGGTCGTATTTGAGTATCTGTGGAGTGGTGTGCAGCGATGCTGACCAGCGTTTAAAATCTTCCCGGTCATCGGAAATCATCTTCTTAGCGTCCAGAAGGTTTCCGGATAGTACCGGCGCATCAGGCGCCAGCGGGAGAAGGGCGGTAGCGATCTCCTGATCCAGCGTTGCATAAGTGTGTTTATACCCGCGCTTAGAAATTACCACAGGTGTTTTATCATTGGTGCTGGTGCTGGTGCTGGTGCTGGTGCTGGTGCTGGTGCTGGTGCTGAGAGCGGTATTTTTATATACGCCGGGGGCCAGTTCGTCGCGCTTTCCCAGATTCTCAAGCCAGCGTTTAACGAACTGAGAGATAGCCGCTTTGCCTGGCATCTGGTTTTCAAAGTGGGAGAAAATCCCCTGGACAAGGTTATTCAGACCTTCCACATGCATGCTTTGAACCGGGAAGTTATTTTGCAGGGCGCACAGCACATTAAAGTTAAAGCGATCTTCCTCTTCAAATTCCCCATCGTGGTTTTTCAGGTTATCCAGATAATCCACAACCTGAGAATAAAGATGGCCATCAATCGCCGCGGTGCTAAAAAGCAGGACGGCAGCAAAGCGTTCCTCTGCGGAAACGGTCATCAGGTCGATTACTTCATCGTCGGCAGGCAAACCTGCACTGCTTCCGGAAGCGCTATCCTGCGCAGTAGAAACCCATTTTTCACCGTCAAAAGTATGCTGCTGGGCGAATGACTCATCGAACTGGCCAACGGTCGGCAGTGGCTGGCCTTCAACGTGTTCCCACAGTTTCGGTTTGAAATAGTTGTCACCATTGGCCGGGTATGATTCCCAGAGTTTGCCGGTCATAATGCTTTCGGCCACTTTTTTGTTTGGCGCATCGATGGCGATCGCCAGCTGCACGGCGCCGCAGTCTTTAATCGCCGATTTCTTTGGCTCAAATAAGCCGTTGTAGATGGTCATTGGTCTTTCCTCTTGGTTTCTGGCGCAGGTCACGCGCCGGTTAATTAAAACGGTACGTCGCTTTCTTCAATCGGAGAGTGATCGATGCACAGCAGCTGCTGAATCTGGTCTTCAATAACACCCAGCTCCTTCTTTGCTTCGGCAGAGATTTTCTCTTTCTTCGCGCGAAGGGCATTAACCTGCATACCAATAATGTCGATTGGCTCTAAAGCCGGAATGGGAACCTCTACCGTTTTGGTAGTAACGAGGACATACAGATCAGGGTATTGCTGTGACATGTCACAGGTGAATGAGTGATAAGACGTTGGTAGATATGGGTTCGTTGTGGCCATAACGTAAACAGTTACGGGGATGGTAAGCGCTTCCATAGCGACTCCTTGTTGATGTATACTCAGAGCCGATCAGTGTTGACTCTGTCGGCATTGGTCTTTCCTCATCACAAGCTTGGTCGCTTGTGATAAGTCCGAATGGTTTGGTCACCGTTCGGGGTAACTGGCCCGCCTTGTGCGGGCCTTTTGCCATCTAAAGGTTGCCGGTCTTTCCCGGCTGTCAGGGCTGGTCATGCCCGTTGGTCATTGGTCTTACCTCCCGGTCTTTCCCGGCGCCAGAGCTGGTCAGGCTCACTGGTCTTTCCTCACGAGTTCCCTCTTTTCGAGGGCTTCAGTTTTCACTGAAGGGTCGCATAAATCGTTACTGTGTTAAAAAAATGCCCGGGGCGCCCGGGCCAAGACTACACACAGCAATTCGTATTCGTTGCGGTCTTTCCCTCATGTCATCGTACTGTCGGCGACCCGAAGAATTCTTGCCCGTCTTTCCGGACTGTCAGAACTGTTTCTGAACAACTGCCGCGTGGTTAGTGCGTCGTTGATGTGGTTTAATTTAGATAAAGCTAACAATTAGGTCAACTGAAAAATTAGAAAAAACGAACATGATGGGCGTGAAAAGTTGCATCCGTATGATTATAAAGAGATTATTTTTGTTTGCGCGTTTGCAATAACTCTTCAAACAAACGGTTGAAACCATCTACTTTTTCGCGAAGTTCTGTTAAATGCCGTTCTTTTTCAGATTCTGGGAGTGACGAAAAGAGTTTTAAAAGCTCTGTTTCTCGTTCGTCTAGTGGTGGTGGGGTGTCTACAGGGACCCCCGGGGTAGCTGCTTCATCGCCGTAAAGGATCCAGGTAGGGCTGCATTGAAGTGCATTACTTAAAGCGAATAGGTTTTTCCCACCTGGTTCACTATCACCAGTCTCCCACTGGGAAATAGTGACGTGCGCGACTTTAACCAGCTTCGCTAAAGCGCGCTGGGTTAGTTTGAGATCTTTTCTACGCGCTCTGATGCGCTCACCTGGCATTGTCATAGTTAGATAATTCTAAATTTCCTTGACTTCGTTATCTCGAACACCTAATTTGTTAGATAAATCTAACAGGAGGGTGTTTCATGTTAACAACTGATGCAATCAAATATTTTGGTAGTAAGAGAAAACTGGCTGAGGCCGCTGGCGTTAAGGCCCCTACTGTCTATGCATGGGGGCGTTTGGTTCCTGAAGGTAAAGCGGCTCGTTTGTCACTGATGACTGGTGGCGAACTCGTTTATGACCCGAAGGCTTACCAACTGCCAGCTAAATCAGCTTAACAATCCGCGTGATCTAAATCTGATTACGCTTAATCAATTTTCAGCGACAGGAGACGCGAAGTGGAGAACCTCGAGGAACTGAAACGAGAGATATTTGGCTGGGCAGCTGAAAGCGGGCAGGAGTTGGTTGCTATCGAGATAAGCCGTATGTGGTTTCGTCTCGGTGGTAACACCGGCGTGCTGAAGCTGCACCAGATTGAAGATGCAGACGGAAATGCAGACTGGCGGGCCATCAACAACAACCGCCAACAGATTTTTCGCTGGCTGCGTGGTGAGACGAAAGCGGCCAGAACTAAAACCCAGACGCTGGCTAAAGCGATGGAAGCGGCACTGCCGGCAGAACGCTACGCGCGCCTGGACATGTCCACCCAGTATTTGATCTGCGTGGCCATACGCGAATTTGCGGCGGCCATTATCGCGTTATTGCTCGAGGCCAGAGACGGCCCGCAGCAAGTAGCGAAGGCATTGCAAGCGATGCGAGAAACACAGCGCCTGACCAGCGTTTAACCTGTACCGAGGAAAGACCAACATGCAGACAACTACAGACCGCATCACTTGGCGGAACGGCTTCCGCCTGAACGGTGAGCCTGCCTTCATGTGTGACGTGCAGGAGATTTTCGAAGAACGTCTCACTGCCAAAAAATGGGAACTCTACGAACTGCGCAAAGCCGGGCTGCGGGAAGAGAACCTCACGCCAAAAGAATACGAAAACGCCTGCCGCCAGCTGGCCGATATGCTGGGGATCTGATTATGAGTATGACGCTTATGGCCAAAGCTATGGCTATCAAGACCGGTAATCCGATTAGAAAACTGGTGCTGATCAAACTGGCTGATAATGCCAATGATTACGGCGAATGCTGGCCGTCTTACAAACATATTGCGGATCATTGCGAGTGCAGCAAAAGCGCAGTGCGCGATCACATCGATGCGTTGATTTCTATGGGTCTCCTGGTGAAAGAAAACCGCCCGGGTGTAAAAAACGGGAAGGGTAACGCGTCGAATCTGTACTGTATGAAACTTGATAACCCTATGCCGCCAAAAAGCATAGCCCCTATGCCGTCAGAAAGCACAGGTATGCCGCCAGAAAGCATACCCCCTATGCCGTGTGGCGGCACCAGAACCAGTCACTCTTTTGAACCAGTCATAGAACCTAAAGATCCCCCTAACCCCCAAACGGGGGAAAACGGCGAGCGTATTTTTTCTGATGCTCAAAAAGCGCTTGAGTTTTACAACGAAAAAACCGGTACCCGCTGCCGTGACCTTAAGCCGTTTGTGATGATGCTGACGCCGACCACTACCCGGGACGGGTATACCCTGGCAGAAATCCAACTGGTGATCCGCTGGGTGCTGGCCACATGGCGCCGTCGTGGCGATAGCCTGCCGAAGCCGGCGAACATCTGCCGCGTTAAGCGATTTGATGGTTATCTTGCTGACGCTGAAGCCTGGGCCGTTCTGGAAGCAGAGATCGACCCGGAAGCCGTCATGAGCGGCTACAACGAAATCTTTGCTGATGCGTTGCCGGCGGCAGAGCTGGACGACGATCGCCGCCGGATGATTACCAGACTGGCCGCCCACATGAAAAACAAAACTACGGGAGCATTCCTCGGCTACTTCGAAAAATTCCGCGCTGATGCGTCAGATTTTTATTTCGGTGCTAACGGCGGATGGCGCGCCAGCTTTGACTACCTGATGAAACCTGAAACGTTACGTAAAACCCGGGAAGGCTCGCTATGACTCCGCAGGAACTGGAAGCTTGTGTGCTGGCCGGACTGCTGAATGGCGGCGCCAGCCCGGACGCATTCGACGTGATCGCCTCTACGCCTGAAGAATCTTTCAGCATCGGGTTTCACCGTCGCGCGTTCTCCGAAATTAAAAAACAGGCGCTGGCGAACGGTCTGATCGACATGTTGTTTGTCAGTGAAGCGCTGGGCGGTAGCAGCCTGGCTGATTTATCAGAAATTACGCGCATGCCTGCCACGGTACCGAACCTGAAGGGTTACGCCGGAAAGATGGTTAAGGCGTGGCGCAGTCGCCGTATGGCTGAATTACTGCAGCATGGCGCTGACGGTATCCGTCAGGCCAATAATCAGGAGCAACGCGATCAGGTTGTCGAAAGTGCAGTGGCGCAGCTGCTGGACATGACCGGCGATACTGGCGACGTGCAGCCGGTTCACATCAGCGATTTGCTGCCAACCTACATGGAGACGGTACAGAAACGCATGGACGGCGAAGCCGGTACCCGAAACCTGAAGACTGGTATCGACGAACTGGATGATGCCACCGGCGGAATTAACCTGCAGGATTTGATTGTTGTCGCTGGCCGCCCGGGCATGGGTAAAACAGAGTTTGCGCTGAAGATTGTCGATGGTGTTACCGCTGCCGGCGGCGGGGCGCTGATATTCAGTATGGAAATGGCCGCTGCGCAAATCGTAGAGCGCTCTCTGGCGGGCTCTGGCAACATGTCGGTGTCACGCCTGCGTAATCCCCTCGATATGCAGGACGAGGACTGGGCGCGCTTTACAGCGGCCATGGAGACCATGAACGGACGCGATATCTGGATTGTTGACGCTACCGATCTGACGATTGAGCAAATCCGCGCCGTTGCCGAGACGCATAAGCGCCGCTATCCGCATCTGGCGATGATCGTTGTTGATTACCTCGGCCTGATTAAAAAGCCGAAGGCAGAGCGTAACGACCTGGCGATCGCCCACATTTCCCGAAACCTTAAAACTATGGCTATGCGTCTGCATACGCCGACGTTTGCACTTAGCCAGCTTTCCCGCGCTGTGGATTCTCGCCCTGCGGCCCAGCGCCGCCCGGTCATGTCAGACCTGCGTGATTCCGGATCCATTGAGCAGGATGCCGATAGCATCATGTTCCTGTACCGCGATGAAGTCTACAACCCGGAAAGCCCGGCAACGGGCATCGCCGAAATCATCCTGGGAAAAAGCCGATTCAGTGCCGCCGGCGCGGTTATCTACCAGGAGTTTAAAAACGGCCATTTCCTTCACGTCGATCAGCATGTCGGCAAAGAGAAAACCCGTATTCAACTGGAGGCAGCAAAACCACGAAAACAACCGCGTAAATACGCAGAGAAATATAACACCGATGCATTTTAACTGCGCCTGACCAGCGCGATATAACCGAGGAAAGACCAATGACCACGAATTTAAATTATCCAAAACCAGTTAATCCGGATGATGGCTGCAACTGGCTACCCGTTATTTTATGGCGCATGAACGCTGGCGCCCGCGCGCGTAGTCGTTCTGTATTTGTTGCCGCACCGCGACCAGAACCAGTGCCGGGGATTACTCCGCAAAAGCCAATTAAACGCGAAGCGCCGCTGCCAGCAGTTTCAGGCCGTCGCCGTAAAACCCATCTCGGCACCGTGATTTATTCCAAAGGCGAAAAAACTGTGCGCCTGAGCGAAGGTGTCACCGTATGGTCTGCCGGCTCTAATGAGCATTTCGACAAAAAGACCGGCCAGCGTGTCGGCGGTGCTGGCCGTCACCGCCTGGTACTCGACAGCGTTCGTCCGCTGCTTGCCAGCGACGATCAACCGGGTGCAGGGAAAGTTACCGCGCAGCAACTGGTCGCTGTGATGAAAGGTAAAACCCTTTCTTATCAGACCATTCTCGGCCAGCTGCAGAAACACTATCCAGAATGCCAGGTAACGATTAAAGAAATTCAGGATCGTGTATTCAGCATGTTCATGTCGAACTATGTCGGCATCACTCGCCATGACGATACGCCAGTGGTTCATTTCACGCTTAATAGCGTGGATCCCCGTTATTACGTCGAGTCAGCGAAAAACAAGAGGGTGTAAGGCATGGCCGGGCAATCAGATTACCTGCCGCCCGGCCTACCGCTCAATCGCGCCAAATGGCCGCAGGAGTACCAGCTCAAAGAGCACTACGACATGCGCGCCTCAGCACTCATACGACAGCTGTTTGAGAAGAAAGTCACTCGGCAGGCCATCGTAGAGCAGATTGCAGCGACGCCGGAAAGCTACCGGGCGTTTTTCAAAGAACGATTAAATTTTTGGCGGGAGAAAAGAACATGAAGCGATTTTTTAAACCAGACCTGGAACATTCAAGCCGTCGCACGCTGCTGCTTTTCGCGCTGGCGTGGAATTTTGTGGCGCTGGCCGCCGCAATCGGGGTGGCCGGTTTAGGTATTTACCTGATCAACCGATGGATGGGCGCATGAACGGAAAATATACCCTGATTTATGCGGATCCGCCGTGGACATACCGAGATAAAGCCAATGATGGGAAACGCAGCGCCGGGCATAAATACCAGACCATGACCCTACTGGATATCTGCCGTTTGCCAGTGTGGGAACTGGCCGCCGAAAACTGCCTGCTGGCTATGTGGTGGGTACCGACGATGCCGATCGAGGCACTGAAGGTGGTCGAGGCGTGGGGCTTCCGTCTCATGACGATGAAGGGATTTACCTGGAATAAGTGCGGAAGCCGGCAGACCGACAAGCTCATTATGGGAATGGGGCATATGACGCGCGCAAACAGCGAAGATTGCTTGTTTGCTGTGAAGGGGGATCTTCCTGCCCGGCTGGATGCCGGGATCATCCAGTCTTTCACCGCGCCACGGCTCGAGCATTCCAGAAAACCCGACTGCGTGCGCGAAATGCTGGTGCAGCTGCTGGGCGACGTTCCCCGCATTGAGTTATTCGCACGGCAGTCGTCGCACGGTTTTGATGTTTGGGGTAATCAGTGTGAATCGCCTGCGGTGGCATTGCTGCCGGGGATTGCAGAATTTATTGGGGAGGATTGTTAATGGATGAGCAAATGCGGGAAACATTACTAAATTATGCCTATTCCAGAATAGTTGAATTAGAAAAATTATTACTCCCCGATATTGAAAACACAGTCTGGCCAGCAGAAGTAGTAATAGTGTTCTCCCAGATTGAAAACGCCGGGAAACTCCCGGCGCATCACCAACGCCGATTGCAGCATCATATCAACCGCATGTGGCTGGAAAAAATGCCGGTACCGTCAATTATCGCCGCAGCAGGTTCGCTGGCCAGCGCTATGGAGAAATACGCGTGAGAGAAATCATCGTTGATAACTTTGCTGGCGGCGGCGGCGCCTCGACGGGCATCGAGCTAGCGATTGGGCGTAGTGTGGATATCGCGATAAACCACGACCCGAATGCTGTTGCGATGCATACCACCAATCACCCGGACACGCTGCACTATTGCGAATCGGTTTACGAAGTCAGACCAAAGGTTGCGACAGCCGGCCGCCGCGTTGGGCTTGTTTGGCTTTCCCCTGACTGCCGGCACTTTTCTAAGGCAAAAGGGGCTAAGCCAGTAGAGAAGTCAATACGAGGGCTGGCGTGGGTAACTCTTCGCTGGGGGCTTGATGTTGACCCTCGGGTAATGACGCTGGAGAACGTGGAAGAGTTTAAAACCTGGGGACCGCTGCTTGCGGCAGAAATGCGTCCGGATCCAGAACGCGTTGGCGAAACATTCCGGGCATTTGTCGGCATGCTGACAACTGGTATCCCGGCGAACCATCCTGCGCTGGCAGAATGCTGCGAGTTTCTGAACATTTCGCTTGATAGCGAAGATGCTGCACGGTTGGTAAAAGGGTTGGGATACATCGTTGAGTATCGAGAACTGCGCGCTTGCGACTTCGGCGCACCGACGATTAGAAAACGATTCTTCATGGTCATGCGGCGGGACGGTAAGCCGATAGTATGGCCGGAGGCCACTCATGGAGATCCGAAATCACCGGCGGTTCTAGCTGGCAAGCTGGCTCCGTGGCGCACAGCTGCAGAGTGCATTGACTGGTCCATTCCGGCGCCGTCGATTTTTGGCCGCAAAAAGCCCTTGGCAGAAAATACGTTAAAACGCATCGCCCGCGGAATTCAGCGATTTGTTATCGACAGTGCCGAGCCGTTCATCATCAAGTGCAACCACACGACGACGAAAGGGCAGTACGATTGTTTTCGCGGGCAGTCGCTGGCGGAGCCGCTGCAGACGATTACGAAAACCCACGGTTTTGCGGTTGCTGTGCCACATCTGACGAAATTCCGAACCGGCACCACCGGGCAGCCAGTCACCGAACCGGTACCGACGGTGACGGCCGGCACGTCCAAGCGCCCGGGCGGGAATGGTCATGCATTGGGGATTGTGGAGGCGGGCCTTGTCCCGTTTCTCGCTGGTAACGGCGGCAGCGAGTACCAGGCTAAACCACGCCCGCTCGATAAACCCGCTCACACCATCCTGAAAGAGTCCCGCGCCTGTATCGTTGCGCCGGTCATCGCCAGGCAGTTCGGCGCCAGCATCGGCCACCGGGCCGACGTGCCGAGCGCGACTATCACGGCGGGCGGTGGCGGCAAATCACAGTTGGTGACGCCGACGCTGATTCAGATGGGCTATGGCGAACGGCCAGGGCAGGAGCCGCGCGTATTAAACCTGAATAATCCACTGGGTACCGTTACCGCCGGCGGAAACAAATTCGCGACGGTGAGCGCGTTTCTGGCGAAGCACTACGGTGGCAATTATCAGGGATCCGGTATTGGCCTTGACGAACCTGTCCATTCTGTGACGACTGTCGATCACCATGCCGTTGTTGCCTCCCACCTGGTAAAATTGCGCGGTACCTGCCGTGACGGACAACGAACTGATACGCCGATGCCGACCATTACTGCTGGTGGCCAGCATGTCGGGGAAGTTGAGACCACTCTCGCTGTTGAGCATTACGATGAGCTGCGCGCTCAACAGGTGCTGGCGTTCTTGCAGGAGTATTGCGGGGAGGATTGCACCGGGCTGGTGGAAATCGCCGGGGTAACTTACCGCATCGTTGATATCGGAATGCGGATGCTTCAGCCGCATGAACTCTACCGCGCGCAGGGCTTCCCGGAATGGTACATCATCGACCAGGATTACCGCGGCGTTAAATATGCGAAGGATAAACAGGTTGCGCGCTGCGGCAACGCTGTACCGCCTCCGTTTGCAGAGGCTCTTGTGAGGGCAAATTTGCCGGAAATGTGCATACGAAAAGAGGCTGCATAATGGCTAAATCATCCGCAGAACGTAAAGCCGCGCAGCGGGCGCGGCAGTCTGCCGCCGGCAACCGTAAAATTGAGCTGGTTCTCGATGTGCAGGAGCGGGATATGCTGGCGCGTAACTGTGCTGCACGTCGTCCCGGTCGAGAGCCATACGATGCCGCTGAGTATATTGCGCTGTTGATCCGCCAGGATGACGCGCGCGTGCAAAGCCGTATCAAATCCATCAGCAAACGGTTATGTGGGAAGTGCGGCGATGCGTTACCGATCACCAGTTGCCCTTGTGTCGGTGATTCGCAGTGCTGGGTTACTTATGGGTGGCATGAGACGAAACTTACTGTGTGACGTTCAACCATACCAGAAGCATATAGACCGCCAGAAATGGCGGTTTTCTTTTTAATTCAATCGGATATTTGATATTTTTTCTATGTTTTTTAACACATTGTGCTCTTAAGGATTTGCGATTAAGAACTTATGGGAGTATATATACTGTGAATTTATACAGTATAATTATTGGGGGGTTTAGGAGTTGTGGTTGATAAGAACGATGCAGGAGTCCTTCTCCCCGATGATGGCGACGTCCTGATAAGGTGCAAAAGTGGTAAGGCAAGAAAGCTCCGCGACGTAAAGCCCGACGAGCATGTCGCAACACTTAACGCGTTGTTTGAATTAGCTAAATTGTCTGGTTACACCATTATAAAACCAGACGGGACTGTGCTATAATTAACTCGTTGGCCTGAACACCCAACACACTGTATTTCTGAGCAATTGCTGCGCTAAAGGGGAACCCAATGGCGCAGTATTCTTTTGTAAAAGCACCAGGCAATGTATTAATTCCGGCAACGCCTGACGCGCACGAATTTTTAGAAAAAAAAGTCCGCATGGGTGGTATTTTGTATGCGGATTTTAAGCAGGCAAGAAAC